CGGCTCGGTCTGTGAACACTGGGCCAAGGATGTACTTTGTATACCACTTGCCATCAATCTGCTCAACACCAGAGGCTTGAGAGTATTGGTAAACAGTACCGCCTGATGCTTGCGGGCCTTCAAAGACTACATCAGCACCCAAAGCTGTTAAGACTTCAGTTGTTGTTATGTCCCATGATGGGCCACCATTGGCTTTTGTGTATGCACGAAACTCTGCTTCGTACATTACTTCGCCTGTTTGTAAACGTATTTGCATGATTTTTCCTTATGCGATTGCCAAGAAGATGTATGTTCCACCGGTGGCGTTTAAACCTGCGGGTGCTGTGCTGGTGACTTCAAACCCTGCGGCGTAGGTGTCTACGTAGTCAGTGCCCGTGACTTCAGCCGCTGTGCTGTTCAAGAGCAAGTAAGGGTCATTGCCTGCAATAATGCCACGAGCAGAATCCCAAACGTACCAGTCACCTGTGCTGTCAGTGCGTTTGATAAGAACAAACCTTACTCCAGATGTAAAGCCACAAGGTACAGTTACAGTGTAGCCTGCGTTGCCTGTGTATGAGCCTACTTTGGAAACTCCTGCACAAGTGGCAAATAGGTAGGCAACATAGGTGTAACCAGAGTTATTTACATCAAATGGGTCACCAACAGTAAACACGCTAGAAGTTGGCGCAGTGTTAACCCAAATTGTTGCGTCTGTAAGAGCCGCATTTGTGCCATTCAAGATTAAATATTTATTGTTCCCAATAGCGTTTGCATAAACCGCCCATCCACGGGCATTACTTCTGCTCTTAATAAGCATCAACTCAGGTGCGACACCTAAGTTATGTGTAATAGTTCTTGGCGTGACTGAATCCCCCGTATAGCAAACCACATCAAAGAAGCTGGGGGCGCGGCGTAAAGCATTTGATACATATGTAGATGAGGTTTTATTTAAATACTGTTGGTCAGCCGTACTGCCAGTATCCCAACCCGTATTCATATCAAAATTACAATAGTTATTCCAACCACTAATTTGAGCATTAGTATTAGATGTTGATAAAGAAAGATTTTGACCTCTTAGCCTGTCAAAAACAAATTGGGCATACGTTGACCAATCTGTTGCAGTTGCGTCTCTATTAGATAGTAATAATAAATCCGTTAAAACTGATGAGCCAATTTTACGTTCAGAGGCATTATTTCCTGTATATGTTGTACTTTCATATACACTAGTCCCCACAGTAGGCACTTTCATCGGGCCTCTGCGAATTGCTATGTAAATCCAAGTGTTGCTAGGAGTCCCAGAAGGATATTTAAACCCCGTAGATGTCAAATAAAATGACCCGCCCCCAACATCTTCAGCGGCTGCAGTGTTTGCTGATAATAAATTATCAGTGCCCGGTTCCGCCACAAACCCACGCATGGTATCTACCATAAACCAATCTGAGGTGGCAGTTGTTCTTTTGTACATGACCCACTGCGGTTCGTACCCAAGATTTACAGTTGCATTACCCGAACCATCAAGCGTAAACGACCCACACGAAATCACATTGTCTGTACCAGTTAGGCCAAAGCCTCCTGCGTCATGAGCAAACACGTAGGCTACATATGTAGCTGCGTTTGTGTTTGCTAAGCCACCATTACTTACAGGAAATGTTGTAGAAGTAATTGAAGCACTACCATCTGAAGAAAAATCGCCCTGTGCACCTGAAGCAGTAGTTAAATTTAAGTACATATTGTAGTTAGACCCAGCAAGACTTCTATGCCATACAGGCCATGCTGCAACGGCACTTGTACATTTGACAATCACAGTTCCGGGGGTTGAACCTAAATTATGAGATATTGCTCGATTGTTTGTTCCATTCCCAGTATAAGTCACAATATCAAAGAACTTTGGTTGCTCTCGGAATGTCCATGAGACATTATTGCCATTGTTTTGGTTGCAAAAATTATCAGGGCCAAGGGTAAAACCAGTAGATGTAAAAGCAGTTACATCCAATCCAGTTGCCGTATATTGGGCATCAGTAGCATTTGAATAAATCTGGTTACTTGGGCCACGAACGGTATCAACAAGAGTGTGGTAATAGGCCGCTTGTTGACGGTTTTTAATCCAGACCAACCCACCTTTTGTAGATAGGTCAATACTATTGTTTATAGACAATGTTGAGTTGTTTCCTGTATAAAGAAATGTGCTAAACACTTCTTCAATGTAGTTGACAGCGGCAGACTGAGCAAATTCCCCAAACCCTTGGGCAGATGCGGCTCCTCTTGTAGCGATCAGGGGCATGGTCAGTCCTTATGCAAACTTAGTCTGTGAGGTGAATACGGTAAATGCCGCGTTGCCTGTCTTAATGATCGTGTACATATAGACATCAACAGAACTTGCATTACCAGCCGCATACGCTGTACCGCCCTGATATTTTGGTGTCACAGACACGCTATCCACTGTTACAGCAGAGTTATAGTAAGCCGTAGCGCCGTTGGTCACTAAGAAAGCCACAGTAACTGACTCGCCCGTAGCCATCAATGTGTTGAGCGATGTACCGCTGGAGCCACGGAAATTAACAGTCCAGTTAGCCGAGGCGCTGGTGGTGTAATACAACACGGCCTGAGTGGTTACGTCGTAATTAATTGTGCCTGTAGCCGCAGTGGCAGAAATGGTAGCCGTCTCCAACACATCAGCAATCTTCAAGCCTGCAACGCTGGCTGTGCCAACTACAGTTATCTTTTGGGCAACGGTCAAATTACCCGATGTGGCTGTCAGCGCAGTTGTGCCAGCAGACTGAAGCTCCAGCACTCCAGAAGCGTCGCCAGTGACAACCGCGCCGCCAGTTACGTTATCCGCGTTAAGTATTGTTGCCATGTGTTACCCCAGTGCGTTAATTTTTGCTGTGAGAGCCTGCAACTCGGCAAGCAGTTCTTGTTTGGTTGGTGCGGGTGGTGTTACCACTTCGGGTACGGGGCGGTTGTCAACAAATTGACCGTTGGTGTAGTCCCAACCAATACCTGCCATGCCCGTTAGTTCAACCCAGCCTTGTGTGGCGGCGTAGTCCGCCTCGGCTACCACGGTGTTAATTACTTTACCGTTTTCAATAAGTGCAAAATTTGGCATATCAATACTCCACAATACAAATGCCAGCGCCACCAGCGCCAGTTGGGTTACTGTTGTATCTTCCATTTGAACCTGTGCCATATACTCCCGCAATACCCGTACTGTTGTAGTTATACATTTCAGCACGACCAAAAGCTAAAAGCGTCGAACCTGCAAATCCAACTTGATTTGTAGAACCACCAGCATCGATGGTATTAGAACCCCAACCACCGGGTGAATCTATATCCCCACCAGATGCTGTACCTCCCGGTGAAGAGAGTTGACCGCCAAAAGTAAGACCTCCAGTTCCTCCGCCTGCGGTTAATGTAGTAAACCCAGATAATGCAAAAGTTGAACTTCCACCATTGTTCCCAGCGGTATTAGCTGTTGATACACCAGCTCCGCCTGAACCGATTGTTACTGTGGCTGTGGCACTAGGCGTTGCGCCTGAGTACCATTTAATTACCGCGCCTCCCCCTCCGCCACTACCCGTGCCAGAAACAGCCGACGAAGAACAAGTGCCACTACCACCGCCGCCAATAATTGTTACTTTGAATTTTCCTGAAGCGGGAACAGTAAATGAACCAGAAGAAGAAAAAATCTGCGCTTGAGAAAAACCACCACCTACCGTAGCAAAACTTAACGCGCCTGCTCCGTCAGTTTGTAATACTTGGTTTGCTGAACCGTCTGCGGCTGGCAATGTGTAGGGGCGAAACGTAGGCGCTCCAGCACCACCAGAAACTATAGGTCGACCAGAAGTACCTGCGGCAGTGACTGCATAAGTTGTCCCGTCGCCGTAGGTTATGCCGCCCGCCGTGGGTGTGTTATTACCTGTGATTACTACTGGCATGATTTACCCCTTTGGATATTTGTTTTTGACTGCTTGAAGAATCGCCGCCATGTCAGCAGGGAATATACCTGCGTGGAACAACGCATCAAGTTGATCGCCAATGGCTGGGTATTCTGCTGCGCGGTCGCGTTGGTATTTGGTACGGGCTTGCGCGGCTTTTTCAACTGCGTATGCCGCTTCTTCAGCATCCCGTGCGGTTTCTTCTTCGGCAGTAAAAGGAATGTTGCCTTCTGGTGTTGCGTGAAATCTTGCCATGATTATTCCTTAAGTATTTTTTAATCCGTATAAACGAAAACTGCCAGCACTCCAATTACCTGTGCTCCAATAAATACGGATGCCGCTTAATGCACTTGTACCACCAGCCCAACGACCATTACCCACAGTAAAACCCGGGTCTGTGTAGGATATGCCGTTAAACCAATTAAAAAGTTTTTCACGGCTTGTATTTAAAGGGCTGTAAATGTACATATTTACTGAAGCCACCTCAGATGAACTTAATGGGCCTAGTATGTTAATAAAACTTGCACTTGATGCATAAACTCCTGTGTTCCAATTTGTGCTTCCACTTGCGCCTTGCCCATTATATTTATATGAAGAAGTTTGAAAAGAAGATGCCACAGCAACTTGGACATACAACGAATTTCCCGGAGATGAACCTACTAAGTCGTTTCCAACTACTAAATAAGTATCATAGGCAGACGTAAAGTATCCATCGATCGTGGCGTATGTGCCTGAAGTAACATTAACAGTAGCCAGTAAAATCATTGCTCCCGCGCTTGGTGTAATCCAAGTTGGAGCACCCGCACCATTGGTTTGTAAGACTTGACCCGCTGTTCCAACCGCAAGCATCTGTGTTGTACCTGCCGCTGACTGATAGGGAATAGTTCCGTTGGAGCCACCAGCAAGGTTGGTTGCAGTGCCAGTTGTAATGCCGCTCAAGCTAGTTGCGCCCGTACCGCCCGAACCTACCGGTAAAGGTTGTGCCAAAGTGACTACTTGGTTAGTGGCAATAGTAACGGCGGTCGTTGACCCGTTTGTTTGTAGAACCAATGCGCCAGTCGTGTCGCCAGTGCTTACTAACGCCGTGCCTGAAGTTGTTCCTGCTGCAATCGTACTCATGGTATTTCCTTATAAAACAACCCAGCGCTGGCCGGAAGAAACTGTAACAGCGTAACTGCTAGAAATGGTTATTGGGCCTACTGAGAACCCGTTTGTTCCAGAAGCAATCGTGTAACTTGCATTGATAGTGGTGTTATTAATTAAGATTGCACCCCCCGCACCTGAAACATTACCGCCTGTAGGCGCTGTTGACTGCCAAGTCGTACCATTGGAAGTCAATACGTTACCTGATGTGCTTGGCGCTACGAACAAAGGCGTTGATGTACCGTTGCCCAAGATGACGTTGTTGGCCGTGAGGGTTGAAAGACCTGTACCGCCTTGAGCTACTGTAACGTCCGTATCTGCATCAAGCAGCCTAACCCACGCACTACTGTGAGCAAAGAACATTGCCCCGTCAGCATGACTGTGAGCCAACGCACCGTGATAAGTAGCAGCAGAAGGAAACGCCGCTTGGTTGGCGTAGTAAAAAGGAATGACCGATCCTACTTGCGGTGCTGTAATTGCACCATCATCAGCAACAGTGACCAAGCTGTTTTGTACTAACTTGCCCGTTGTGCTATCAAATCGGGTAATCGCATTGTCAGTGCTTGACGCTGGGCCTACAAGATCACCACTGGCGGTTACAACAAAATCTGATCCGTTCCAAGCCACCATGACCTGCGTGTTTGCAAGCACCGTAATACCTGTTGTAGGACCT